TCTGATGATGCAGATTGAAAAAGATGCTAACCAGATTGGTAAAGACACTCGTAGAGGAAAAGGAAATATCCTTATGACCTCTTCAGATGTGGCTTCTGCTCTTCAAATGGCAGGAATGTTGGATTATGCTCCATCAATGAGTACTGACATTAATTCAGACACATCTTCTTCTACATTTGCTGGTGTTCTTAATGGTCGATATAAAGTTTATGTTGATCCTTATGCTGATGCAAATGCACAAGAGTTCTATTGTGTCGGTTACAAAGGTGATTCTCCGATGGATGCTGGTGTTTTCTACTGTCCTTACGTTCCATTGCAAATGGTTCGTGCAGTTGATTCCGCAAGTTTTCAACCACAGATCGCTTTCAAGACACGTTATGGTCTAGTTGCAAACCCATTTGCAGAAAATGCAAGTGCTTCAACTGGTCGTATTACTGGTGACTTGACAGCCAATCCTCACTTGAACGTTTATTACAGAAAAGCTTCAATTTCAAACTTGATGTAATTCGTTCCCTACATATAGTAGGATTTCAAAAGGGAGTAGAGAAATCTGCTCCCTTTTTTTGTTTGTAGTCATTTTCATGTGAGAATAAAATGTTGATAGTGATTGGTAATGGAACTTCTAAAACCATTTCTGACGTAAATCTTTTTAAAAACCATACCACATACGGTTGTGATTACATTCACAAGAGATTCATTCCTGACAATCTAATTAGTGAAAATATCCAAATTCTTGTCGAACTTATCACTAACGGCCACACCAAAAAACACGTTTGTCATTTCAGAAATTTTACTCTCATTCCAAGTTTTCATTATGACATGATGAAACAAACTACGGATAAGAGAATGAAAATTGCAGAGAACGAACCAACCACAGAAAATTTTATACAATTTGCTCACGAAGGAATGATGTATTTTCTTTGGATAGATTCTAGCGATTTGACAAAAAACATTGATTGGTGGGGAAATCAATATGATGATTGGATTACAGAAACAGTTGCTCTGAGGATAGCTTGTTTAGAAAATCCAAACGAAACATTGTATTGTGTGGGATATGACTATTTTCACAATCAAACAAGTTCGGGTGTTTATCTTGGTTCATCGACAAATATTTCTAACGTTGAGAGTCAAGATTGGATTCTTCAACATAGGAAAATAGAAGAAGAGTTTCCAAATTGCAACTTTGTGTTTGTCGGCAAAGATATCTCCTATCCAGAGTTTGAAAAAATGTTACATAAATAGTAATATAATACAAAAAGGGAATTATGGCTGCAGCAAATAAAGTACCAGACAATTTAAATTATCTTTCTAATATCAGTTTTCGATTAGCATTGGAAGATGCGCCTCATCTTACTTGGTTTTGTCAATCAGTAAATGTTCCTGGCGTTTCTATAGAATCGATTGAAATTGCCACTCCATTTGCAAATATACCCCATGCTGGTTCTAATGTTTCATTTGAAGAGTTGACAGTAACCTTTATAGTTGATGAACATTTAAAAAACTGGACTGAAATTTATGACCGTATTATTGCATTAGGTTTTGCAGAAGGTCACGAAAAATATAAATTGCTTAAAGAAAAAACTGATTTTACTCCTAGAGGTGGAACAGTTTCTACTATTGTTCTTACCATTTTAACAAGTGGAATGAATCCACAAATGGAATTTCATTTCTATGAAGCATTCCCACTAACAATATCATCATTAGAATTTAATAGTGCTGCCACAGATGTGGAATATTTTGTCGCCACAGCAACATTTCGTTACACAAATTATGAGATAAAAAATTTACTGAATAACTAAAATTATGGAACTTGAAAAAATTATGTTGATGTGGGAAGAAGATGCTCACATTGATGACAAAGACTTGGATAATGAGTCTCTAAACATACCCAATGTACACCAAAAATATCTAGACATATATTCTAAAGAGAAACGGAAAATGAGTGACCTTGAAACTCATTGGAAAGTTCTTTTTCAGCAAAGATGGGAAGTTGTCATTTCTAAGAACGGAAAGGCTCCAGATCATAACATCAGAGTATCCAAGACAGAGTTAGAACGTCACTATGTTGGAGCGGATGATGTATTACAGAAGGCTGAAAAAATTATGAACGGACAGAAAAGTAAAGTCGAGTATCTAAAATCTGTTCTTACTATGATTGAGAATAGGAGTTTCCATATCAACAATGCAATCAATTGGAGAAAATTTGTTGCAGGGCTTGGATGACAACACAAATATTGATGGAAAAGGATACGGAAGTATTCGTTAGACTTATATGTGAGCCTCATGTGAAGATGGAGTTGAATCATTATTTTAGATTCAGACCAAAAGGTTATCAGTTCATGCCCATGTTTAGAAGAAAAAAATGGGATGGATACGTTTATCTCTTCAATATGGATAGTAACAGAATCTATTATGGTCTTATTCCAGAGATAAAAAGATTTGCAAATGACCGTGATTATGCGATTATAGATAATACAGGAGACATTCTTGAACCAATCTCCAACGATGAATATTTTAATTTTCTTACATCATTTCCTTGTGAATATAAATTAAGAGATTACCAAAGTCTTGCAGTCAGACATTCGATAGACAAAAAAAGATGTGTATTATTATCACCAACTGCTTCTGGAAAATCTCTCATCATTTACTATCTGATTCGTTATTACTTCCCTGAAAAATCGTTGGTTATTGTTCCAACACTTTCTCTGGTAAGTCAAATGTATTCGGACTTTGAGGCATATGCAAAAGCGGATGATTCGTTCAACGTGGAACAACTGGTTCATAAGATATTTGGTGGTCAAGAAAAAGAGACAGACAAACCAATCATCATTTCAACATGGCAATCACTTTATGGATTGAAAAAGGATTTCTTTAGCGATTTTAGTTTAGTCATAGGAGATGAAGCACATCTTTACAAGGCTCGTTCTCTTACTACAATAATGAAGAATCTGGAAAATACACCCCATCGAATTGGAACTACAGGAACATTAGATGAGGTCGAAGTACATAAATTAATACTAGAGGGGTTGTTTGGTTCTACGAAGAAAGTGACCAGTACCAAAGAACTTATCAAGAATAAGACGTTATCATCGATTGCTATAAAATGTCTTATTCTCAAATATACTAAAAAAGAATGTATCACAGTATCAAAACTGAACTATCAAGAAGAAATAGACTTTATAGTAAGCCATCCAAAGAGAAATAATTATATTTGTAATTTGGTAAAGGGTCTCACTGGAAACACATTAGTTCTATTTCAATTGATAGAAAAACATGGAAACATTCTACATTCAATACTGGAAGAAATCATCGATCCTTCTAGGAAAATCTTTTTTGTTTATGGAGGAACAGATGCAGATACAAGAGAAAAAGTCAGAGAACTTGTCGAAAAGGAAAAGGATGCTATTATATGTGCAAGCTATGGCGTATACAGTACCGGCATCAACATTAGGAATCTTCATAACATTGTTTTCGCTTCTCCTTCTAAGAGCCGTATTAGAAATTTACAATCGATAGGTAGAGGACTAAGAAAGTCAGACACAAAAGAAGCTGCAACGTTGTATGATATTTCTGACGATTTGTCACACAATGATAGGAAAAACTACACGTTGAACCATTTTTCAGAAAGAATAAAAATCTATAGTTCTGAACAGTTTCCTTATAAAATTTATGTAATATCACTCAAAGGATAATATGGCATCGAGAAAATATATAAAACTTTCGACAGGGGAAGAAATTCTGGCTGTATATTTGAAACCAACCGATGGGTTCTTTAATTTGAAGCATCCAATACAAATAACTCATGTGTTTGAAAAAGATGAAGAGGGAGTTCGTTTTACAAAGTGGATACCTTATACTGATGATGAAATAATTCCTGTAGCTTCAAAGTATGTGGTGACGATGACAAGTCTATCTAAGAAGATGGCCAAACTGTATAATGAAATACTAACTGAACAGGGCAGAGAAGAAGGAGAAGATATATTCGATTCATTAGAAGTATCAAATAACCTTATTAACTGATTGCACTATCTTTATTTCAAACCCATCAGAGTTAATATACCAGATACGGAGAAATTAGTCAAGTCTTTTTTTAACAGAATAACAAAAAAATAACACTTGACTTTATCGATATAACTTGTTATAATAATATATTATCAACAATTACTGCTAAAGGATTCATATGGCTAGACCAAGAACAAAACAACATTATGTAGACAATGAAAAGTTTCTAATAGTCATGGGCGAATACAGAGTAGAATACCTCAGATCCGTTGATGATGGAGAAGAAAGAAAACCCCAACTACCAGATTACGCAGGTGAATGTTTCCTCAAAATAGCAGAGAGATTATCCCACAGACCCAATTTTATAAACTACGCATTTCGTGAAGAGATGGTGAGTGATGGCATAGAAAATTGTGTGATGTACGCTAGTAATTTCAATCCAGAAAAATCTAAAAACCCATTTGCTTATTTTACTCAAATCATATACTACGCTTTTCTAAGAAGAATAGAAAAGGAAAAGAAACAACTTTATATAAAATATAAACAAATGGATGAATATAACTCCATAGAAGACAACTCAGATATGGAAAATATGTCTGCTGGTGAAAAGAACGTTATATCCGCAGGAGCAACATTGATGACTGTAGATAAACGTGCTAATATATACGATTTTATCTATCAGTTTGAGGAAAAGAAAAGAGCAAAGAAGAAACCTAAAGTGGTGTCAAAGAAAAAGGATGAAGCTATTTTAGAACTATCTCCCCTCACTTCTTTTATGAGAGCCTGTGTATGAAGATTGCTTTGCTGACGGATACACACTTTGGAGCTCGCAATGACAGTCTCTTGTTTATAGACTTCTTTCGTAAGTTCTATGAAAATATATTTTTTCCTACTCTGAAAGAGAGAGGTATCACCGATGTAATACATTTGGGTGATGTGGTTGATAGACGGAAATTCATCAACTTCAAAACTCTCAATTCGATGAAAGATATATTTTTTCATCCTCTCAAGGAAATGGGTGGAAATGTCAAAATTATTGTTGGCAACCATGACATCTATTACAAGAATACTCTCAAAGTAAATTCGATGGAAGAATTGACAAAGGGAATGTCTCATGTAACAGTATATTCTGACCCCTGTGAAGTATCTCTGACCGAAGACCACAAGGTGTTATTTCTTCCGTGGATATGTGCTGACAATGAAGACAAATCAAAAGAACTCATTGAGAAGACACGAACTAAAGTAGTGTTTGGTCATTTACAAATTGTGGGAATAGAACAGGATAAAGGTTCTTTTGCAATGGAAGGTCATTCGATACCAATGTTCAAGGCATTCCAAAAAGTGTTTTCTGGTCATTTTCATCATCGTTCTGTCACTGGAAATATCACATATCTTGGAAATCCATATGAAATAACATGGAGCGATTATAACGATAAGAGAGGGTTTCACATCTATGATACGGAAACAATGGAAACGGAGTTCATAGAAAATCCTTATTCGATGTTTCATAAAATATATTACAATGATGAGAAAAATGATTATGGTGACCTTTCAAAATATGAAGATACCTATGTAAAAATAATTATTGAAAACAAAAACAATAATTATTTGTTTGAAATATTAATGGATAAGTTGATTGATGCTGGAGCTAGTAATATTTCGGTAGTGGATAATCTTTTTGACATTGAAGATTTGGGAGATGACATAGATGGAATAGAAGATGTTGAGGATACAATGAGCGTAATTCGTAATTGTGTAGATGGATTGCAGATTAAAAATAAAGAAGACTTGAATAAATTGATGCAAGACCTTTACGGTGAAGCTTTGACAATGGAGACAGTATAATGAATAGACAAGAAAGAAGAAAACAAGAAAAAATATCCAAAAAAGAAAATGAACCCCTTTCACTTGAAATGTCAATAGATTTGTTACAGCCTTGGTCTGTTCCTGTAATGAGAACAAAGTTACCACCATATGTTTTAGATAGAATGCTTGAAATTTCCGATGATATGATATCGGATGAAAACTCTATAAGTCATGGGGCCAGACTTGCTGGTCAAATAAAAACAGAATTGACTGTAGATACTGAACTTTTGAAAAAAAATGATTTGGATAAGTTTTTTCATGCTATGATTAAACAGTTTGTAATCCTTGCAAAAACTCAACAAACACCCTATAATATAGAAAACATTCAGAAAGAAACTTGGTTGTCTCAAATGCATTCAATGTGGGTCATTTCCCAAAAACCAAATGAATATAATCCTCTGCACCACCACACTGAATGTCAAATTTCTGCTGTAATGTATCTGAAACTTCCAAAATTTTTACCATCCGAAAAAAAACATAGAGTGGGTGATGATGGTGCTATTACTTTTGTATCAAATTCTTCAAAAGATAAAGATTTTTCAGACCCTACTATTACAATACGTCCTTTTGTTGGTGATTTTTTTATTTTTGGGGCTAACCAATTACATTCAGTCAATCCTTATAGGTGTGAAGAGGGAGATCCAGAAAGAAGAAGTGTATCTTTTAATGCTAATTTTATGTCTCAAACTGACTATTACAACGAACAAAAGAAAAAAGAGATGATGGAGGGTTACTCATGAGTAACAGACAAGAAAGAAGACGAGCAGAAAGAGATGCTAAAAAAGAAAAAGGAAACTCGAATCCGTTACTAGCACAAATGCAATTTAAAATGATACAGCCTTGGTCTGTTCCAGTTCTGTATACAAGGTTGCCAGATGAAATTCTACAAAAAATGATTGATATTAGTGAGATTGTAATTGATGATGAAAAATCTTTAAGTCATGGTCATAATCTTGCTGGACAAATAGAAACAGAACTGTTAGTAGATCATGAGATTTTGAAGAATGCTGGAGTATATGAATTTTTTCACGATGTAATTCAACAGTATGTAATTCAACAAAAATGTCAACAGTATCCATATGATATAGAATTGATTCAGGCTGAACGTTGGTTAGTTAATATGTTATCGATGTGGGTCGTTTCTCAACAACCAAATGAATATAATCCTATTCATATACATACTCAATGTCATCTTTCCAGTGTGATGTATCTTAAAGTTCCAAAATTTTCACCAACCAAAAAAGACCACCGAGGTATGGATGATGGTGCTATTACTTTTGTATCAAACGCGTCATTAGATACGGAGTTGTCTCAACCTTCATTAACATTGAGACCTACTGTTGGTGATTTTTTTATTTTTGGAGCAAAACAACAACACTTGGTGTATCCTTATCGTTGTGAAGAAGGTGACACTGAACGTA